TGTTATTCCTGGCACTTCATCAAACATGGCTTTCTTTAGTTCAGCTTATCAATTAGCTTTATCTACAGTTGACAATACAACTTTAATCGGTTTTAACTTTGATCCGACAGTTAGAGTAAAAGCAAAGTATTATAAAGAGGACATTCTAGTTTTTGACGGTTTATTAAGATTAAACCAGGTGACTATATCAAACGGCGACTATTCGTTTAAGTGTACGCTATTCTCAAACTTCATAGATTTATTCATGAAGCTAGGAGACAAAAAGATAAGCGAGTTAGGATGGTCTGAATACACTCACACACTAAATAGAACAAACGTAATAAATTCATTTGCAACTTCGGTAATATTAGACGGAGTTGATACGGTTAATTTCACGGGTGGCGCTCCAGATGGTTGGGGTTATCATTACGGATTAGTAGACTACGGTTACACGGAATACTCTACAAGGTCGACAATTGATATAGTACCCTTAACTTATGCTCGTGAAATATTTACTAAATGTTTAGACGTTGCCAACTTAACGCATGATTCTGTTTATTTAGATTCTGCATTATATAAAAAAAAGCTAATAGGTTTTGGAGGTGGTCAAAAGGTATCTTTACCAGCTTCTGAGATTGCAAATAGAAGAGTTAATTTTATAAGTTTTTTAAGTAATACAAAAGATTACGCATTTAATAATGCTGTGTCTGGAGCTGTAAATACATATAGATACTTAGCTAATAATTGGATTGACTTATTAGCTCCGTGGGACGATATATCTAGCACTTTAATACATGATAATTTTAACCAATATTTTGTAGACCATACAGTACCTGAACCTCTTTTTTATAATGCTATAACTATAAAAAAACAAGGTAAATATAAATTAGATATCAATCATCCTTTAGGTGTATTCTTCTCATATGGGTCAATGGATATTGTAGGAGGTATATTTAATTTTAAATGGCAAGTTTTAAAAAACGGAGGTGTAATACAAGAATTTTTTCAAGAAGTTAATGATTTATCAACAGCATATTCTTCTGTATTAAATTATTCTATTCCCTTAGACTTAAATGTAGGGGATGCAATAACAATAAGATGCCAAGTATACGTTGATTATAATTTAAGTATAACAACTTATGAATCAGTTGTACCTTTAAATATTGCAGTTACGGATTTAGGTACAATGACATTAGACCTTAATTGTATACAAGCTACTTTATCAGACGGTGACCCCGTAGACATTAGTAGATTCATGCCAGATATGAAAGCTAGTACATTCTTTGAAGCTGAAATGTTAATGGCAAACCTTTATTTTAGTGACCCTGACATCTACGGAGTGATTAAAATAGAACCTTTAAACGATTTTTACAAACCTACAACCGAATTTTGGGACATTACAGATATTGTAGACCATTCAAAAGATATTGTTATAATGCCATCTAGTAAAATTGAGGGTAAAATATACAAATATCAATGGCAAAAAGATGGTGACTATGATAATAAACAGTATTTTGGTTACTTTGGTATAGATTACGGAAATCATTGGTACACAGTTCAGTCTACATTTCAAACGGGCGACAGAGTTTATCAACTTCCATACGCTCAAACAGTGCCAACAGATAAAATATTTCCTTTTGTAGCGCCTAGAATTATAGACGTAGACGTTAAAACAGGGATAGTAAAACCATTTAAAGGCAAACCTAGAACATATTTATGGAATGGTTTAAAAAGTGGTTCATGGAGGTTAACAGACACCAATACGGCTACCTATTCAGACTTAACAACTTATCCTAGTGTGCATCATTTTGATAATTGGGAAAACCCTAGCTTCGATTTGAATTGGGGTATGCCTATTCTATTTGATTACAATGCTACTTCAGTAACTAGTGACAATCTTTTTACTAGATATCATGAAAGGTTCGTGAAGGAAATGACGGGACGAGATAGTAAGATAGTAGAACTTTATGCAAAGATAAGTGTTAATGACATAAATAGCTTAGATTTTAGCAAGTCGATTATGTGGAACGGCGTACTTTACAGACTTAATCAAATATCGGATTTTGATACTAACATATCGGAGTCTACAAAAATAGAATTAATAAAAATAATACAAGCTAACAACCCCGTGACAGGAAGCGTGACATGGACTGAATTACCAACCGTAGATATTGAGTTTGCTCCTTCAGATACGGGTACAGATGTAGGTGTTGGTTTTGGAGGGGTTGAGGACATATTAACTTACAGTGATATATTTTTTGGATAATGGACATTAAAAGAAGACAAGTAATTAAAAGAAGTACAGGAGTTGCAACGGTTCCTGTAAGTGCTGATCACAGAAACGGCGACTGGATTGTAACCGACATTTACGAAGGTGAGTTAATGCAGAATATTACCACAGGGTTACTATACACTCGTTTAGGTAACGATATACTAGACGCTAATGGAAAGCCTTTAACGAAAGATTATCGTGCGTTAATATCACAAACGGGAACAAGTGCGCCATCTGTTATAGAGTTTGAGAATACTATAGGAGCAATTGTGTGGACTAGGTTAGCCGTAGGCAAATATATGGGTACATTATTAGGGACTTTTACCATTAACAAAGTAGAATGTTATTGTGGCACTCCAATGGTTACCGATAGGGTTTACAACTTTTATAGAAAGTCATCAGATGCCGTTGAATTATATACTTATGAAGCGGGAGTTTTTACGGATGCAATTATCGATAATTTATCAATTAAAATAACTATTAACTAATGGCTGAAGAAATAGTTTTTAAGACCACAGTCGACACTGGTAATAGTGTTTCTGCAATTAACGACGTAGATAAAGCGTTAAAGGAAGTTAATTCCACAGTAAAAAGTAATAGTGTTGATTCGAATAAAGCATTTGACGAACTTAATGCAAAAGTTGATAGTGGTGAATTATCAGTAAGACAATTAAGTAGAGCCGTAAAGGAATATGCAACTATTGCAGTGCAAGCGGGTGAAGACAGTCCCATAGGTCAGGAAGCTATAAGAAGAGCGGGGGAACTTAAAGATAGACTTGGCGACCTTCAAACACAAATAAACAATAATGCCAATGATGGTCGTAGTATGCAAACAGCCCTACAACTCGGTCAAGGTATTGCAGCAGGCTATGCAGTTGCTCAAGGTGCTATGGCTTTGTTTGGTAATGAAAATAAAGACCTACAAAAAACACTTATAAAACTGCAAGCAATACAAGCTGTATTAGCAGGACTTGAAGAAATACGCGCTATCTTAGAAAAGGAAAGCTTAGTAAGAAGTGCAGCTATTAAAACTTGGAATGTAATAAAAACGGTTAGTGAGTACGCGTATGCAACTGCGGTAGGTGTTACAACAGGAGCTTTAAAATTAGCACGTTTAGCAATGCTTGCTTTACCTATATTTTTGGTTATAGCTGGTATTACGGCAATAGCTTCGGCTATGAGTTCGTTTGGAAGTTCAACAGAATCTACTGAAGAAAAACAAAAAAGACTAGACGCTGCACTAGCCGCTACAAATAAAACCTTAGACGCTCAGAAATTAGCTTATGAAAATGCAGCAACGGCATCAAAGTGGGCTAGTGATAAACAACTAGTAGACGCTTTAAATGCGGGAGCTAGTGAAAAAGAATTAACCGCCATAAAATTAAAAGCCTCTAAAGACAATTTAGCTATTTTAAAAGATAGCTACGAAAAAAGTAAAAAATACGCGACTAGTATCTATGGGGGTAAAACTACTCAAGCACAATGGGACGCGGCGCTAGCAGCAAGAAACGAAGCTTATAATAAGTATTCTACTGAATTAATGAGTATAGATATGGCTTCAGCTGAAGCTAAGAACGCGACTATAACGGCAGCGCAAGCAAAACAAGACGAGGCTAATAAAAAGAGTCAAGAAAAAGCAAGAGATAATCAGAAAAAAGCGGAAGAAAAGAAAAAGGAAGAAATACAAAAACAATTAGAACAAGAAAAAGCAAGGCTTTCAAATATTCTTAAATTAGAACAAGAATTTCGTCAAGAATATGACAAAGCAGAAACAGATTACTATGATTCATTGCTAAGTAAAAGAGATAAAGAAAAGCAGGATGTTAATGATTATTATTTTGAATTAATTGCAAAAGCTAAAAATCGTAATTTAGATGTAACGGCATTGGAAGAAGCTCAAGCGGCTAAAATAAAACAAATTGATGACGAGATAAAAATTGAAAAAGATGCTAAGGAAAAAGAAGAAAAGGATAAAAAAGATGAGTTTTATAAAAATTATCAACAAACAATTAATACGGCACAAGAAAATGAAATTAATGGAGTAAATGAAAAATACGACGCATTAATTAAAACCGCTGAACAGTACGGACTTGATACCGTAGAACTTGAAATCAAAAGACAAGAAGCATTAGCAAAGATAGAAGAAGATGCTGCGGTTAAAAAGATAGATAACGTTAAGAAGTATGCAGATGCCACAATGTCTTCTTTAAATGCTTTAAATGATTTACAAAACCAATTAGATGCTAATAAATTAAAGAATCAAAATTTAACAGAGTCACAAGTTTTAGAGATTAAAAAGAAAGCGTTTAATAGAGATAAGGCACTAAAGATTGCAAGTGTTTCTATAAATACAGCTGAAGCTATAAGTAAATCCGTTGCTGCAAGTCCTACTACATTCGGTGCGCCTTTCTCTATATTTGCAGGGGTTACAGGGTTGGCACAAATTGCAGCAATAGCAAGCACAAAGTTTGATGGCGGCGGTGGTAATATTGCAGCGCCAGCAGCTCCGAGTAATGATACTCAAGGCGGCGGCGGTGGTTTTGGTGTAGGTTCTAATAGTGAAGTGTCAAGTGTTGGACTTACCGACAATGCAACGGGAATCAAAGTTACGGTTGTAGATTCTGAAATTAAGGCTGTTATGGACGCCTCAGCTGCGGCTAGTGTATTGTCTACTTTCGGAGGTTAGTGTAAACACTATTTAGAATTAATCTAAATAAAATGTAAATAATTCAATTTTAATTAATAACTTTATATTATGTTACCAATTTATAAGCTTACAATTAACGACAATGACGAGACGGGCGTAGATTATAACGCGTTCGTTGACACTCCTGCCCACTTAAAAGCCTTTATTGCTTTTGATAAATCTATGCCTTATAAGTTTAAAGAAGAGCAAAGGATTGTAACGGGTGTTATGATGAGCGCAAATACTTTGATTTACCGAAATAGTCCAGACATTGGAGAGCATCAAGTTTTCTTTGACGTTGCCACTATTAAACAAATTGTTTTAAAGTTTTTTAAGAACAGTTTTGGGAACAATGTAAATAAAATGCACAATGAAAACGATAAAGTTAACGGTGCTATAATGTTAGAAAGTTTCTTTATTGATTCAAAGCGTGGAATTAACGCTCCTATTGAATTTAGTAAACAAAATCTACAAGACGGTACATGGATAGCTTCGTACAAAGTAGAAAATGACCAACTATGGAACGAAGTAAAAAGTGGAAAGTTTCAAGGTTTTAGTGTTGAGGGAATCTTTGACAGAATACAAGTAAATATAAAAACAAATAATAAACAAAAGATGAACAAAAAAGAAGTAAGTGGTAAGTCACTCTTTAATTTGATTTTTGGTAAAAGCAAGTTTGAAGATGTGCCAGTTACAGAAGAAACAGTTTCATCATTTGCGGAGGTTACATCAATAGACGGCACGGTGCTGACTTATGAGGGTGAACTAGCAATTGATGCGCCTATCTTCGTAATTGATGAGAATGGCGACAAGTTGCCAGCACCCGCAGCAGACTATCAATGTGATATTGATGGTAAAACAGTTGTAATTTCAGTTAACGAAAGCGGTTTAATTTCTGCTGTTGAAGACGTTATTGTTGAAGAAGCTGAGATGAGCGCTGAGATTAAAGACTCAATCCTTGCAGAAGTTGCGGAAGTAATGAAAAGCACTTTAGAAGCTACGTTTGCTAAGATTGAAGAATTAACTTCAGAACTTAAAAAACTTAAAGAAGAGAAAGTAAGCAAGTTTCAAAGTGAAGCGAAAACGGGAGTTAAAGAAGTTGCTAAAATGACAGCAAACGAAATCCTTAAAAATATTAAAAACTAAATTTAAAAAATAAACAAAATGCAAAAAATAGGAAAACTAGGGAAAGCCCTAAAAGAAAGATTTGATTACGATGTAGCGGGTTTACCAGCATGGACTGACAACACAATGCCTGTTGTTATTACTGACCTTATTAATAACTCTGAATTTTTAAACTCTTTGACTTTAGAGTCAGATGTTAAAGGAACGAAAGAAATTGCTTTGTTAAATTCAGATGTAACGCTTCAGGCTAAAGTTGCTTGTACTCCTTCACCTGATGGCTCTGTTATCTTTACAAAAGCTGACCTTACAACTGTACCTTTGTACATGGGTATCGAGTTTTGTAATGAAGACCTTAACGGTAAAATGACTCAAATCTTAAACAAATTAGGTTTGAAAATGCAAGACGGTCAATTGCCTGCAGACTTAGAAACTGTTTTAGGTGCTTACCTTGGTAAATTGTTACAACGCAAAGCTCAGTTAGTTGTTGTTTCTGGTGACACTACTTCAATCGACCCTGAACTAGTTTTGATGAATGGTTTACGTCATATCTTAGTAAACAATGCAGACGTATTAACTTACGATGCAGCAGACGCTACAATGACATCTACAAACGCTTACACTCAATTTATCGGAGTACATGACAAAATACCTACTGAATTGTTTGATAACGAAATGACTATCAAATTATACACGGGACGTACTGAAGCTAGAAAATGTATAACAGCATGGAATACTTTATACCCTTACAACCATATTGACGTTGTAAATACTAAATCTAGTGTTTCTTTCATCCTTCCCGGTACAAACGTTGAAGTAGTTACTTTGCCTGAGTTAGATGGTAAATCTGAAATTTACGCTATTCCTTTAGATTTGACTTTCTTAGGTGTTGATTCTTTAGATGATATGAACTTTGAAGTAAAATATGACGCTTATAACGACAAATTAAAAGCTGAAGCTTCTTTCAGATTAGGAACTCAAATCGTTTGGGGTCAATACTTTGTTAGACTTCATTTGTTAAACTCTTAATATTAAATAATTATGTGTGAAATCCTAGAAGGAAAGAACGCAGTATGTGATAGCGTGGGTGGTGTAAAAGCCATCTACGCTTGGAATACTGCAGACGCTACAATCACAAAAGCAAATGGTACTATTTC